CATGAACGAATTCACCTCTGCCGAAAACATAACACTTCCTATCTATCTTAATTGTAATGGCCGTTACTTCTTCATTTGCAGTTTCGATGTCTGGAAACCCATGCTCAGAACCAGTTTCTATATCAAGATATGCAATACGAATCTGCGAGAAATCATAATTAATATGTTCTTCTGGAAAGTATTCTGCAATAAAAGAAAATTCAAACTTATCATTGCCGTAAATATTGAAGTTGTCAACTTCCTTGTATTTAGCAATAAATTCCCTGCACTCTTTCATGTTGCCAGGTTGGATTTCTCCAACTGGTTTTCCTTCAAGAGTCCGAAATTTAGTTTTTTCTTTGGTAGGAATATAGAGTGTAGGTTGATACTCTACACGATCTTTAAATCTTTGGCCATCGTTAGAGATGCCACGGAATAAAATATTATTTCCCAGGCGGTGTACATTTGTATAAAAACTCATTTATTCTTTTTATCAATATCGTGAAACTTAACATAATCAACATTTAATTCATCTAACTTATTATAACATATTAAAATGTGTTTGTCAATCCAATTCTTTTTTGTATTGAATTGTCCAACAACAAATAGAAATTGAAGATATATTAACCACACATATTTCATATTCTTCTCCTATGTGAGAAGACCTGTCTTGTAACTTGTCTTCCCATTAATTCTTAGTGCCGTCATTTCTTTGCGGCGATTGCTCCCATCAAGAACATACGAACAATGTACCCATCCACTATTAGGATCTTTCCCATCATAAAATTCCAAGATGAGTTGGTCAAATTCCAAATTTTGAGAAATCCATTTTGCGAGATTTGGATTTGAAATTCTGGTAGATTCAAAGTCAGCAGCCTGACCATTACAATGTTGACTTGTTTTAGAACCGCCAACTGCTTTGTTCAATGCAGGAGAACGATAGCCACTATTAATACGAATTGGGCCAAATTCATCTCTTATCGGTTGTAATATAAAATTACAAACATTGACTAAATTAATAACGTGTTCTCTTGTTGCATCATTTGAGATACCCAAGCGATCAGCCGTAGAACTTTTTATCATTTCTTGATATCCAAAGTTTTTTGACAGATGTCCGTTATAAGATTCTATTGCCATGATAATCCTTCCTAAGATTTATCTATATCAATTGATCCAGTAGTAGGATCATATTTAAGTGTAAATGTTAATTCTATTGGTTTAAGTGTTCCATCAGCTTTCATTATAGGCAATTTACCTTCAACTGCACCCATCAATGCATCTTTAGCATTTGTGAAAGTATGTGCAGGATCATCTTTTATAAACTTATCTAACTCTTTTTTTGCATCTTTTGGAAGTAAATCATCTATCATACTTTCCACATGCTCCGTTGCTAAATCTGTTGCTTTGTCTACGACAAGACTAGAAATAACATTGAATAATAATAACGGTAACATAATTTTTCTCCTTCTAATAATTAAAAATAAAAACCCCCTACTAAAGTATATATTAGTAGGGGGAAGAGGTGTACTTACTTCTTTTTGTGTTCAATCACATTTGGATTTGTGATTGGAATTATACGTGGTTTCTTTTCATCTGGAATAACTCTTTCCAAAGAGATGTTAAGAAGACCATTTTGAAACTCTGCACCCCTGACAACAATGTCATCGGCCAGAGTAAACTTACGAGAGAAAGAGCGATTCGCAATTCCTCTATGAACGTAATCTGGTGTATCCAGATTTTGTTTTCCCTTTTCTCCTAATGAGCGAACAGAGAGAACATTTTCCGTAAGTTCCACTTCAACATCCTTTTCCGAAAACCCTGCAAGGGCCAATTCGATGACAAACTTATAGTCATCTTCTTTTCGGATATTGTAAGGTGGATATGCTCCGCCTTCTGGTTGTTGTGGAAAATTTGCAAGACGATTAAACATAGAATCGAATCCAATGGAAAGACCCATGAATCGTTCTAAATCGCCTGCGGTAAAATTTGAGTGTTGTGCTAGTGATGTTACCATAATGCCTCCTTATATAAGCAAGGTTGGTGTTGAAGAAATCTCAATCCATAGCACAGGACTTGAGATTGGTTGTGAGACTACCACTATGGTCAGCCTCAGTCTCGCCATCCTTCACCATTACATAGGTGATGGAAGCGATGTCTTAAAACTGTAAAATACAGTTTCAGTAGTGAATCTTCTGCATAACTTCCTGCATCTTTCACTATCAATTTATATTTAGGTCTTTTCATATTAATTCAATTTAAATTTTCTGTCTACTAATCTGACCTCACTTTGGCCTTGATCATAGATATATACTTCTTTGATTGGGCCGTCAATGTTCTTGTCCCAATAGTTTAAAAACTTAGTTATGCGTGGAAATTCTGGTATTTGGTCTTCTGTCTGCCACATGAATTCATTCACAATATGTAAATAATCTGGAATGTAATATACTACTTGAACTGTAGCAACTGTCCATTTGTGTAAGATATATGCCAAGATTAATCCTTTCCTGTTGAACCAAATCCTCCATCTCTATCAGTTTTTCTTTCTGGTGGTTCACTTATTTCTTCTAAGATACATATTTCATCTTTAAACAATTCACCCTGACAAATACGTTCATTATGTTTCACGTATTGCGTTGTTCCGCTGATATTAGTTATCATCGCAAAAACAGGTTCCACGTAATCCGAATCAATTATGCCCGTGTTGTTCGCTAGAGTCAGACCTTGTTTCAATGCAAGGCCCGATCTTGGATGTAGTCTCATTGAATATCCATTCGGGATATCAAAAATAAGTCCAGTAGGTATCAGAATTCTTTCATTAACATTAACTTGTACTCTTTCATTTTGTACCAATCTATTTCTTATTTCCAACTCTTCGGGATGGGTTATGTATACCGAAACCGCTGAGTTGTCTGGCAAAAAAGAGTACAAGTCAAAACACGCTGAACCGCTTGTAGCTCGTTTGGGGTCTTTTACACTTGAAAATAATTTATAAAATTGTAAATCACTCGTCATTCTCATCAGTATCCCTTTTGTTCCCAATATTATATTTTGGAGTTAATTCCCATTCATCCTTTTCTTTAAAGGACAGGATTTTTAACTGGCTCAATGGTACTGTAGGGTCTGCTGATTTATCCGATTCTACAAGAGATATCAATTCCCATTCTGCGAGAAGATTGGCAATTGTATTTCGTCTTGCTTCATCATTTTCAGAAAAATTGGTTGTCTTGCCATCTAATGCAAACAACTCTTTAAAATGTACTATGTAATATTTTCCCTGCTTGTGCAGGATATGACATGACTGAAATAAAGTTTTTTCTTTGCGTGATGCAATCCCGATTCGTGTAAGGGTTTCTCGTACCTTTAAGAAATCATCGGGCTCTTTTAGTATTACTTCAATCATCGCTTGAATTATTGCTTCGCTCATTTTGTCCTTTCAAACCACCTATATCAACTTTTTGTTTAATAATATCCAGTTGCGAATCATCAAGTAAAGTAGAGTACTCTCTCGCTTTCGCATAACTGCACTTATAATATTCTTTGATTAATTCGAGAACTCCATTGTTTTCACGTTTCAACCATTTTCCATACCGTTTCTTCGGTCTGATTATATTTAGAAAAAAGTCGAATTGAAGTTTCGCATCTAGGTGATTTTGGACATTCATTTCGTTTGAATAAAGTACCGTATCGTGATTAAAACTCAATGCACGATTTATAATGAACTGTTTATACTCCCTTTCTAGTTCTGGAGTTGCATCCATCAGATTCTTCTTGCCATGATTAATCTGATTTACAAAGTCAAAGGGGCTCATACGAACTCACATTCTGCCATCAATTCAACCAAACAAGCAACAAGATTTACTTCTTGGTCTGCAACAAAGGCCGACTTGTATTGATAATCTGCAATAATTAATACTGCTGAAGGTATAGAAGATTTCTCCAATACATCATATAATTTGTCATAAATTTTACGATAAACTGATATTGGATCATTGTCCACATTTGAAGTAACCCATTGCCGCATTTTCTGAAAATCCTTTTCTCGTAATGCAGAAATTAATAAAGTCAAATTCAATTCACCAATATTCGCAAGAATACCAGAATCAATATCTCCAGAAGTACCATGTCGTTGTAATTCATTTATCACTCTCCGAAAATCTGGAAAATGTTTATTAATTAGTTCTACAATTACTTTCTTGTCATGAGTTACATTTTCTGTTTCCAACATTGACACACATCGTTCCATGAACAGGGCTGCGATATGTGGTTTTTCTTCGTTACCCAATCCAAAATCCACAACTGCACATCGTGAATGAATCGGATCTATAATTCTATTTTTGTAATTGCAAGTGAAGATAAATGAACAATTTTCTGCAAACTTCTCAATGAAGTTTCTCATGGCTGGTTGAACAGAATCGGGATTCATATAATCCGCTTCATCTATAATCACAACCTTTCTACCACCCCCAAAAGAGATAGTGGAACAAAATTGAGTCAACTTGGTTCGCAGGGTATCGATCATTCTACCCTCATCTGAACCATTGATAATCAGATAATCGCTATTTGTTTGTTCACAAAGTGCTCGTGCCGCAGTTGTCTTACCAACTCCTGACGGGCCTGTAAACATGAGATTAGGAACCTTTTCATCTTTTACAAGGTCTGATAAAGTTCCCTTGATTTTTTCGGAAAGTATACATTCATCGATGGTCTTGGGCCTATATCCCTCAACCCATAATAAAGTTTCGGACATAATAATTACTCCTCAAAGGTTGAATTTTGTTCTAATGCAATCCAGTATTGTAACGAATCACCCTCTCGTTTAAAATGTGAAATTCGTTTTGAAGAAAGTGAAACATCATATGCCCCTTCCATGATTTTATTAAGATTTTCTGTTTTGAAAATCATACGGAATGTCTTATCCGTAGGGCCGACACCAGTTGAAAAATTATCCGATGATACATTACCTGTATCAGACACCAACAATCTTATTTCGGTTCCATCACCTTCAACAACCACTTCAGGAAGTCCCAATATGTTTGCTGCGTTAATGGTCTTTTTAAACACATCATGTGTCAGTCGAAATTCAACTTCTGGTTCTGGAAAGGTTATATCTTTCTCAGGCGGTGTTTGAAACATGGAACTACTTCCACAATAACGATATGTCGCTTCATGTTTAGAATCGGACATCGTAACACCATTATCAGTAAAATCCAACTCTGGATCATCAAACAATGACAACGTACCAAGAAACCGATTCAATTCATATATTGGAAAGGTTTTTGATAACTCCTCAGTAATCTCTACTGAGGCCAGAATAGTATTCAATGGGGAAACAGTCCTAAGAATGTTTCCTTCACGAAATTCTATACTCTGATTGATGTTTGCATAATTTTTCAAAAGATTGGTTGTTCTTTCACTTACTTTCATTTATATTCTCCATTTTGGTTTTAGTTAATAGTATAATTATAACAAATTCTTAACACATTGTCAAGTCATTTATTCTTTTTTCTTTTTGTTGTTCTCTTTCTTCGTTTTGTGTGTCCACTTACTTTCGCAGTATCCAATCCATGAGCTGCAAATTCAAGATTTGCTAAACTTGCCATCGAACCAGAAAAAATATAAGAACCCATATGTCCCAATTTCATCCACGGGCAAAGATAAATGTTATATCCAATCCTACGAACAAATTGACAAAAGAAATAATCCTCAGAAAGATATCGGTCACTTCCACCAGCAATATCACCCAAATAGGCTTTTGAATCAATTACTGTATCAAAATACGCATGAATATTTCTATCACCTTTGAAATGTTCTGAACGATTATGATCTGGTGTATAACTGAATTGAGGATATGCTTCACGAAAATCATCAAACACTTGCTTTTTGATCATCATAAAACCTGTACCAATTTCCAGAACATCAACTGGTTCTGCAACTTGAATTTTGTGTGTATTTTCTACTGGATTAAAAACATAATCACCAGTATATTCTGCTAAAATTTCGGGGTCTTCATCTGCAAGGCCCGAATCAACTGCATTACGAACTTTCTCCCATGCAATACATTTCTTTGGATAGGGGCCACCAATGATATCTTTGTCCAATGCGGCCAAAGTAAGTACATCATTTGGATCAAAATGAATATCTGCATCAATGTCAAAATACTCATACAGTGCATGTAGTGCATCGATCTGATCCTGAACACCATCCCATGTCTCTCCTACATCGGATATGGCATACAATTTCGCACCATCCTGTCCTACAATTGTTAAAGGATTTAATTCAACTGGATCATCACCGGTTCCCGG